TTCCGGATTTGGGGGGGTGGGTACAGGGTGGGGTTCCACCCCCGCCGCATCATCACCTGCCAATTCCGCCAGCAAGTCTGTCGCATCAACATCCTGAGCATCATTCGTGCTGAGCATCATTGTTTTTAGCTGGTCGAGAATCTGCGCGCGCAGTTCGCCACTATCCTTTACATGCTCTACGCGCTTGGTTTCCCTGAATGCATCGACGCCGACAAGCTGCCCGATAGAACGCACCGCTTGCACCCTTGTTGCTGCCTTTTCCTCCGGGTTTGTTGCTATCTCGGCAAGCGTAGAAATGACGATCGACCTCAAGCCAGCAGCAGAGTGCAATGCAGCCAATTGATTCGCCTGTTCTATCCGTTCTATCTCAGCCTTAATTCTGTCTTGGGACTTGAGCCGACTTGCATGGTTCCCGACTGTGGTAGGCGATCCCTTGTTTGAGTATGCTTTGCGGTAGGCATCCGCGCCAGTAGAACCTAACGCTATCTGCTCTGCAAATCGTTTCATCTTTGGAGTGAGTGTGCCTTTTCTTATACGCATTGCCTGTTCTATTCCACCGCTTGCGCTTATATGTTCCCTTACTGTTTTGCGGTTCATGATGTGCCGATGCTCGCTCGCGCTCGCTTGTTTATCTGCCCGCACGATACCGGAACAAATACGGAAAATCAATCACCCGCCGCGAATCAATCAATAAATACCATTAACAATGTATTGCATTGACCCTTGACAATGTATTGCATCGTGCTAATGTACTGTCATGCGCTGCACCCAGTAGCGCGCTTCTGGAGAACTCAAATGTTTTGGATTGTCACTCATTGGGAAACTATACAACGGCCTTCTGGCGCAATACAGCAGATACACCTAGAAGCCGAGGATGGCATCGCCCTTGTATTGGAACGCCCTGCCATCTTCGATGAAATAAAAAAGGCCGATTTATCAGCCCTCGCGCTCGCGCAGTACGACGTCAAGATAAACCCGAACGATATCGATTAACACGCGCCGCCGGTCGCATACCGGCTTTTTATCCTGGAGGACTTATGACTTACACATTTTTCACCGACCCTGGCCACGGCTGGCTTGAAGTGCCACGCGCTGAACTTGACGCGCTCGGTATCCGTCACTCGATCAGCGAATACTCATATCAACGCGCCGACCTTGTTTATCTTGAAGAAGATTGTGATTTTTCCCGCTTTTCTGCCGCCAAAGCCGCCGCCGGAGAGCCCGTCAAATACTCCGAGGTTTATCAGGAAAATACTTTTGTTCGCAGTTTGCCACGCTATCAACCATAAGGAACCGCCGCCATGAAAGATTATCTAACCATTGGAACCGTACCCTGCAATGAGGACTGCACCGCTAACGAGCCGACCGGAGCATACGCCGCCGCGCAGCGCCGCGAAGCCGCTTTATTTGCCGAGCAGATAGCCCGCCATTATCCAGAGCCCGAAGCCGGATATATAACCGTGAAGCGATTTGCCCACGATTTCGGCGGTTATTACGAAGCCTGTGTAGTTTTTGACGATGAGAACGAAGCCGCTACAAACTGGGCTTTCGACGTTGAAAACGATTCGCTCGGCGTACTGCGCGAATGGGATGAGCAAAGCCGCGCGGCGATGAATTTTGCCTAAACCAACAAGGCCGAGCCGCCGCGCTCGGCCGCTACTGGAGCCGCCATGCAAACACTCGCCGAACTTATAGCCGGATTCGTTGGCTTTTTAATATTGTGGGCTTTTCTTTTTGCTTTACTTTCATTTTGACCGGAGCCGACCATGACCTACCGCGACACGATGCAAACCTACCGCGACTATTCTGACCTGCCGCCAAATGCCGCTTATCTCGGCGGCAGCTATCCCGATGGCAGCATCGATCTATCGACCCTTGATGCGATTGACGATGCGCTTGCGCCTATATGCCTGATCGAATCAGACGGAACGCGCCATTATTTTGAAACCGCCATCGAATTAAATTGAAAGGCCGACCATGCACCGCTTAAACGACTATTACGAAGAAACCATAGCCGGACACTATTTGCCCGCCCTCATTAACGCCGACTATACCGGACTGTCCGACACCGAAGCCGCCGAGCTTGACGCATACATGCTCACTTTTAGCGCGCTACCGGACTTGACTATCAGCACCGCCGACGATGAGCCGAGCTTCACAGTTGACGCTGTATCCGGACTACACGCCGACTGTTACACCGTTCGATTCTATTTCACAAACCACGCGCGCTATCCCCAGCAGCACGCCCTAGACCTAAATTAAAAGGAAACCGACCATGCAATACTCACTCGACCGCGCCATACATGACGCTAAATTTTCAAACGGCCAGCACACGCTCACCGACGAGCAGCAAACCGCCATCTTTCAAATGCTTGCGACCCGATGCCGCAGTGCGACCAAAGCAAAACTAGGCCGCCGCCTTGAAATGCCGCTATACCTTTGGCCGTCTTGGGGCATTTTTTCCCGCCTAATACTGCGCGACGATCAGACCAGCCGACCTTATTACATTACCGGCCAAGATTGGAACGTCGAACGCGCCACCCTGCGCGACCTAATTCTGAAAGGTTAATAAAATGAAAATCACTATTCGCGTCGATAAAAATTATGGCATCGAAACCGCCTACCCAGCTTGCGACCGCGCGCAGATATTCGCGCGCATAGCAGGAACCAAGACGCTCACCCGCCACGCGCTCCGCGATATCGCCGCGCTCGGCATCGAAATTGAAATCGAACAGACCATGCCGCGCACTTTCGCCCACTTGACCGCTTAACAGGAGATCAGACCGATGAAACCATTTGCACAATTTAATGACATTGTTTCCGCTTGCGCCGAAGCTGGGCAGAAATTAGCGCAAGACCGCGCCAACAACGGATTTTATGAGCCGCTTTATTTGTACTTCAGACGAAGCACAGAGAAGGAAAACGGCGAACTAATTTTAGTTGCCGAATCCAGCCAGCCGCCCGAAGAATTCGAGCTTGCGACAGGCGAAGGCTTGCGCTGCAATGTTCCACTTTCAAATTATTGGGTTTGGATTCGGGAACGCTCCATGCGTTTGCCAATTCTAGCTTTCGGCACTTAGCAGTAGATCAGAGGCTTGACGATGGCACGCGCGCACCGTACCATGCAACACATGACACGCACGCCTGTCACCTGCTAATAGATCAGACGGTTGCCAAACATGAAACATGGTAACGTTACCACATTGTAATTTTGATAAGGAGATCAGACGATGTACACAATTAGATACAACGGCAGCTATATCAACGGCAGCTTTGCCGGATCAGACTGCTACGTTACCGACGATTCAGACCACTTCTGCGGCCAGCGATTCAAGAGTATTCACGTCGCCAAGATAGCAATCACCCGCGCGCGCCGCGCCGGATTACCCGCCAGCCGATAGGAGATCAGACGATATGAATAACGAATACATCAAAACCGCCCTCGCCAAGCTAAAAGAAATTGGCGCAACCGAGGTTGTCATTTTCTTTGATGGCAGCGGCGATTCGGGGTCAATCCAAGATGTTTCGATCAGACAATCAGATGGTAAGCCCGTGCCAAATCTTGATGATTTATTTGTCGATTACCCCGTCGAAAAAAGCCGCTACGTTGACGGCGAATGGTTTAACGACGTTGAAATTAAACAGATGCCGATTGCCGACGCGCTAGAAAAATACACCTACGACGAGTTAGAGCGCACTAACGTGGATTGGTACAACAACGATGGCGGATTCGGAGAGCTGCGAATTGAGTTATCAGACGATGTATCTATCGAATTAGAGGTCAATCAACGTTACACGGAATACACCACCTATTCATTCTCACTTAGCGAGGAATAATCATGCACCCATACCACCACGCGCTGACCACCGTTAAACAATGGGGCGGCAAGCCAGAGGACTACATCGAAATTCATGCTTGGTTTGATGCGACTAAAGAACAATTTGCCGATGCGCGCCACCGCGCGCTGCGCCACCACGCGCAGGGCATTTTTGAATGTGAGCGAGTATTCGGTCAGACGATTACGAACTCAGACGGCAGGGTTGTGCCTGTCCGATACGTTGGAGAGCAGCACGTTAAAGAGGATTGCGGCGGCAGGATACCCACCGTCGCAGATTGGTTCCGTAATATCAAAATGGAATCATGGATGAATCGCGGGTACAAGATTGACACAGACCAAGCCGCTTAATGGGAGATCAGACGATGCTACACATAAACGAAACAAAAGAACTCTGCAACTTAGCCGAATACATCGCCGACTATTTGACCGAAGAATTAAACCGACAAGGGGTTGGCATCGGTTTTGTTAACAGCTTTTTAATTCAAGACGCGCTTGATTCTTACATCGGCGGCGCAGCAGACCACAATTAACAGGAGATCAGACCCATGAACACACTACGCGAAACCGCAGAAAACTTTGCCCTGAATCAATGGCTATCAGACCCGCCATGCCATCTAACCTATCAGGAGATACTCGACCAGATTAGGTCAGAAGAATATCTTGAAGGTGATGACATTGTTGTTTGGGAGCCGATAGAAGATTATTCCGGCGAATGGATTGCCGACACGATTGAAGATACGCGCTGCGCTTTTGAACGCTCCGCTGCGCGAGTCAAGGTTGTTGCAATACTATGAACCAACAGGAGATCAGACGATGATATTAGATGCCTATGTTATCGAAAATGAAAGCGACAATTCTTTGCTTTGGTCTAACGCATGGGGTTGGACAGATGGCGATGACTTTGATGTTTTTTCATTCGATGAGAAAGAGGATTTTCAACTGCCCATAGAAGGCAAATGGATGCAGTTAATTGTTACCGCCTAACAGGAGATCAGACAATGAAGATTAAAACTTTCGACAATGGCAGCTACACAGTATTAGAAGGCGATAACGTGCGTCACTTCTGGACTGTTAAGGTCTATCGGCCAGACGGAAACCTACACGACAAGGTGAGATGCGATGACTACCGCAACGCGCTTGCCTACGCCCGCACCTTCAATCAGATAGCAAAGAACTTCTAAGGAGATCAGACGATGGAATTTAATTACATAACCAGCACAGGCATCGCCCTTGACGATTTTGGAAACGAGGTGCGCGACGAAAATGGGGCAGTCGTTATCGTGCCAGAAGATAAGCGCGCAAATTACGACATCGGTTACAGCCTATACAACAACGGACTGCGGGAATACATCGTGATCGTGCAGGAAGATAACGAAGAAGAAAGCCGCTGGAGTTTTCATTGTGATGCGGAAGATGCAGACCACGCGCAGGAACAGGCACTAGGTCACGCCGATGTTATTAGCTGCATCGCCGTTTACGAGCGCATTAAATAGGAGATCAGACGATGACACAGAACAATGCCCTGACCTGCGCTTTGATATTAGCAATCACCGCGCACACACAAGAACAATCCGACCGAGCAACAGCGCTTTCCTGCTATCTGACCAACGGATTAACCGAGGCAGAAGTCGAGGCTTGCAAGGTAAAAAGCCTCGAATGGATAGCCATTGATGAGGAGATCAGACGATGAAAACATTACCGGAGATTCAACACCTCGCCGCAACGATGGCAGAGATGCACTTCTATGCAGACTACGAGGACAAGACCGCATGGGAACCGTTTGAGAACTACCCCGAAGCATGGGTAGAAGAACAGATGGATAACATGGCCGATATGTTGGTGCGCGTCATGGTGTGGGCGCAATCGGATACACTCGCCGCATGACAAATCAAATGATGTTCACCCTGTACCTGATCGAAGATGAGTCAGGTCAGGTCAGGGTTGTGACCGACTACACCGGACAGGGCGACCGCTGCCTGTCGCTCGGAGTTGAAATCATGCAGTCGCTTGCCATGATCCAACCCCATACAGGCGGCGGCCTATCGTTCGTAATGCCTAGCACTACTGATCTGGAGCATTGATTGGGTCAGACTTTGCGAGAACGCGAACAGACCTACTCGGCGCATCGTATCGTTGGCATCTTCCCCCTCAAGATCAGACATCCAGACCGGCCAGCCTATCTCTGCCGCAGCTTGCTGCCCTGTACCAGACTTGTCGTTGTCCGCAATCACTAAACCAGACTCCAGACCTGCCGCCACCTTGACCATGTTGCCAGCCGAGAAGCAAACATGAATTGTGTACCGATGCTTCATCTGCTTCATGGCCGCACGAACGGAGAGTGCAGTAGCGTACCCCTCGCAAACAATATTGATGCCCTTGTTGTCGAAGGTAAAGGTCGCACCGCTTGTACGCTGGCCGTATAAAAACTTCTTTGTTCCGTCTTCCCATATCTGCTGCACCCCGCACAGGCTTTTGCCCACGCGCATCGGGATCAGAAGAACAGGCTTGTTCTCGATGTTCAGCACACTACCCTGCTCATCCGCAAAGCCCTTCGCTTCGAGGTAGGCATGAGTCCGGTAGCCGCTTTCGTTCAGCATACGCACCGCCTTGTTCACCGCCTCGGTCGAGAGTTTCTTGCGCTCCTGCTCTGCACGCGCCTGACTGATGATGATCGCCCGCATATCTGGTGAGGTCAGACGGTCAGTTGATTCAGGCTTCCACAAACTCACGACGGTGCTGGTCGCATGGTTCTGCACGAATCCGTGGCTGCCCATGTACTTTACCGCGCCATTCCGCTTGCGCGGGTGATCCTCTGTTGGGTAGCGTTTCCACGATCCGACGGCGGGCAATTCATTGATGATGATGCCGTGACTACGAGCAAATTGTATGAAGTCCATTATCTTTTCCCGATGCTTTTCAAGAACTGCCGCATCTTTTTATCAATGAATGATTTGGTTTCCGCCGACACAGGCTCCGGCCTATCATCGATCAGACCCCTCGGCCATACGCCAAACTTATCTTTGTATGTGTGCGCTGCTCTGCCCTTGCTCCAGCCTTGATAACGCTGCAACCAGATCATCTGATTCCAAAATTGCTGCTTGCTCTCACGCGATGCCATACCAGCCAGCTCAACCATCTCACCTTCGACTGCCACCACCTTGTTCCTACGCTCTCGAACGTGACCACAGTTGTAGCAGGTGTCAGAGTTAGAAGGCCACAACGCGCTGCATACCGGACACTTGCTTGCTTCCTTGACCTTATCAGACGGTTCGCGCTTTGCCTTCTCCTTGCCCTCATCCAGCTTATCTACGCCCTGCTCGAATACCTCATCCCAGTCATCCCGAAACCGCAGGTAGTTGCCGGAGTGATCCAACCAGATTGCAAACTCTTTTCCCTCGTAGCCACGCATGACTCTGCCCATCTGCTGAATGTGCGATGACAGGCTTTTGCTAAATGGTCGAGCAGACACGCCGATCATTACGTCAGGCACATCAAACCCTTTGGTCAAGATATCCGTTGCGATCAGACCGTTGATCTTCGTATCTGGCTTGCTGAAATCTTCGATGACTTGCTTCTTCCACTCGTCATCATCTTTGTAGCTGATGCAGATAAAGTTATAGCCCTGCTCTTGGAACTTGCGCGCCAAGTGTGCGCCATGATCTACACCGCTGGCAAACACGATGGTCTTGCGCGGTTGACCAAACACCTCATGCGTTTTCTTGACCCACTCTGCGACAACATCGCCAGTGATCTTCATGCCGCGCTCAGACGCTTCTGCCTGACTCCATTCGCCAGCAACTTTTTTCGCGCCTGCCATATCAATTTCTTTGGCGATGAATACGCGCAGCGGAACGAGAATGTTCTGCTCGACTAGCTGCTTGGTGGTGACGGTGCTAACGACATTGTCATAGACCTTGCCCAGCCCTTTTGTGAATGGCGTGGCAGTCAACCCAATGACGCGAATATCAGGGTTGTTCTTGATGAACTCCATCGTCTGCTCGCGCGTCTGGTGCGCCTCATCCACGATCAGAAGATTCAGACCGGGGAATGAACCGCGACGCTCCAACGTCTGCGCGCTGCACACTTGGATGTTTTCGTATGGCCGGTAACGCCAGTGGCCTGCTTGCATCACGCCGTGGTCGATACTGTACTTCTCTAGTCTGCGTGATGTTTGATCGCACAGGACAACACGATCAAGCAGCATGGCCGCCTTGTTACCTTTGGCTTTCGTAGCCCGCATCAGCTCGATTGCCATCTCAGTCTTGCCTGCGCCCGTGGGGGCATACAGTATTTGCGCTCTCTTACCTTTTGCAAACCCTTCTCTGAGGGCGATTAACGTCTGCTCCTGATAGGAGCGGAGGTTCAGCGACATAACTCTCCTTAGCTGCCAGCACACCCGCTGGCTTGGGGTTGGTTGTTAATTGGCTTCGAACTTTTTTAACTTCTTTTGTAGCATCGCAACCTGCTTCATTAGCTGCGCGTTCTCTGCTTGGAACTGATCGCGGCTAATAGTCACGGCCTTTAATTCTATCTCCAAGATTCTGATTTGTGCGCGCAAATCTTTGATGATTGATTCAGCTTTCTCCTTCTGAATATCATCGATGCTTGCTGCCATAGCAACTGTTAGTTGATCTTGTAGGTCTTCATTGGACTTTTGCAATTCAGTTATCGCTGCTTGGATTGTTTCTTGTTGCACCGCAGCTTCGTCGATCTGTGGCTCTTCTTCTTGCTTGGGCTTCTCGACACGCGAAGTCTGCTTGCCACGAATGTTCATCTTGGTTTCTGCTTTGGGCTTGTTCAGTTCCTTACGCATGGCCGATACAAACGTGTGCGACACGCCGCACTGCCGGGCGATCTCACGATCAGACCAATCCTGCCACTCAATATCTTCGAGCATAGCCATGACCGACTTGCGCTTGTCCGCTGCGGTGCGTGGCAACCCGTGCTTATTATTCGCCCCGAACGAATACAGAATCGCATCTCGCAATGTGCCTGCCTTGACATCGCACAAGATACCCGGACTGCCTACCTTCTTCGCCGCAAAGAATCGGTGGAAACCATCAGCAAGGTAGTAGTCCAGACCATCATGAAACACTGTGACAGGCGGGAAGCTATCGCCCTCCTTCATTCGGTCTGCATACTCCGCGATGACGTTCTCGTCGATCTTGGCACGGCTCTGTGTGCCTGCGTTTGTAACGATCTTGCTTAGGCTGATATTCATTCTTCATCACTCCAGAAAAAAGCTATTACTGCAAGCAGCGCGATTAATAAAAACAATCCCGCTCCGACTAACGCACCGGCTGCGAATGGCAGATGCGTGAGAAAAGGTTCATAGTTCATAAGAGTAGATACCTATAAACAGGGTTGACTTGGCTGAAGTTCTCGCAGTCGTTGCGACTCCACTGTGCTGCATTGACTATCGCTACTGACGGGCATGACCAGTTCAGCTTAGACTCCGCCATCGTGAGGTAGGTCTGGAACTCCGGCACGACAGACATACTGAAGTCTTG